GCCAGCTCCTTTACTTTTGTGATGCGGATTTCGAGTGTTTTGTGTAACGCCCAGAGGTGATTGTCTGCTTCCCATTTCTCTATGTTGCGGTTTTCGATGCGGTCTATGAGTGATCGGACGTAGTGCACGAACTTTTCGTGAGCCTCTTGAGCTTGTAATGGCTCGTAGTAGGCGCACTCTCTCGATTTGTCGAGCAGATAGATGCACTGTCGTAGCGCGTTCCATTGTGCTTTGTTCACGCTACTGCCTGACACCAAAAGCACACTCCGTCGACCATTTTGTGACCTGCTGTGTATATGCAGGCGGTCTCTGACTTTTCTGACGCCCTAATAACTAGAGTTTCTTCTTTAAGTTTAGTAATAGAGTTAGAGGACGGTTTGGGCGGTGTCTGCGCCGCGGGGGGGGCGGCGTCAGCGACGCGGGGTTTCTTCATTGGCTCGTCCGGTTCGATCCACTCGAAGCCGGGCAGCGCAGAGTGCTTGAGCTTATGCTGCGAGCTGCGGTCGCAGGTGTAAGGGCAAAAGACTTTGACTCTGTAAAGGTTCGGTCTCAGTGCCGAGTGCGTCATGTCGTTGCCGCCTTTTTGCTTGAGCACTTGCAGCTCGCCCATGTCGACGAGCTTTTGGATTGCGCGTTGCACGCTGCGGCGATCCATATTGGAATACCTCATGAGGGTTGCGACGGAGGGCCATGCGCCGCCGTCGCCTTCATGGTTTGCGATCCCGAGCAGCACTAGCTTCGCTGTGCCTTTGGACTTTGAGTGGTGGAGCACCAAGCTCATGGATTCGATGCTCATGCGAACAGCATCCAGAGAATCAGAATTGACTGGACTGCGGACAGAATTGAGAGCGCTACGATCGCCTGTGACGCCCTAATTCCATAGGTGTAGGGTGATTGCCCTTTGGAGTATGTTTCTCGTCTCATAATGGATTCTACGGCCTTCCATGTCTGTCAGTGGTGCCTGTCACCATCGACATATGGAACATTACGAGAAGGCTCTGGCCTATGCAAGCGACGCGCCGACAATCCACCACTCATTCGACAGGTGGTTTTGGGTACACTCCTGCGGCCTGTTTGGCTGCTACTACGATCGTCAGGCCGATGCGGTGTTAGCTTCGGCTATCCATTTGACGGTCTGCCCTAGTGCATCTTCCTGATCGCCATGCCGTTGGTGCTCACTGTGAGCAGCGCAGCGATGATGACCAAAATGTTTTGGATGAGGCCGTCTTCCATAATGCCGATCCCTGCCAAAAGTGGTGCCATTGAGAGGCTTACCTGGTAAAGCCATTTGCGTGTGCGGGGTGTGAGGTATTTTTCGACGGGTGTCGGGTCGAGTTTGGACTCGTCGGTGTTGAGGTTTAGTTCGGATGTCATGCGTTTGCTCCTGAGATAACTACTTGAACTAGGGCGACCGCTGCGGCCGTGATGCCTGCGGTGAAAAGTGATCCTATCCAAGCGTTTTTGGCCACTGCGGCCTCCAAAGCTCGGATGCGTTGCTCATGGTCGGCGTGGGTTTCGAGCTTTGTCTCGATTCTGACCACCGCCTTTTGTAGATTCTGAATTGCATTTTGTAGGCCTTTGAGTTCACTATCCATGACGCAGCCCGTTCAAATGAGTTTGCAGCCTGGAGATGGTTATGCGGCCCCAAATTCCGTCGATTGGGTAAGCGTGCAATTTGCGTTGCACTGCCATGCGGGTGCCTTTGTTCATGCGTCCGGTGACGGCAATGTAATCAAAAGATGCACTCGGGTATGGGTTACGGTTTGTAGGCCAGGTCCATTCTTGGATCGCTCGGATTGTCATTGGTCCGATAATTCCGTCGATTACGCCGCGGTATAGGTTTTTGCGGCGCAGCTCTGTTTGCCATGCTTTGCGGGTTTCTTTGTTTAGGCGGCCGTTGACTTTGAGATTGTCGACTTTGCCGCCTCCTGCGAAGAATGGCGTAGGGTCGATTGCGCGCCCGTTGTGCCGTAGCTCAAAATGAAGGTGAGGTCCGGTCGAAGCGCCGGTGCTTCCGATTAGACCAAGCTGCTCACCTTGTTTGACGCGGTCACCAATTTTGAGATTAGTCGGTCGCAGCATGTGAGCGTAAAGCGTTGCATAGCCTTTTAGGTGTTGGTGTGAGCTGTGTGTGACGTAAACATAATGACCGTACCCGGTTCTTTTGTTGAGGTTCGATCCGGTTTTGGTGACGATTCCGTCGGCTGCGGCCAGAATCGGGCCTTCACCTGCATAATCATGTCCTCGGTGCAGCTTGCGCCGTTTGGTGAGCGGATGGATTCTGTAACCAAAAGGTGACCGAAGTTTGACCGTTTGTTGGACTGGCCTACTCAGCCGAAGCATCGCCAAAGTCCTCTATTATTTCAGCCTCGACAACCGGTTGGACGAAAATATCGGCGGCCGAATCATAGGTCCAGCCGACGCCAGGATAATTACCTCTAAAATTACCGTTGTACGAGCATTGAATTAGCTCGGCAGAATTGTAGCCGTGAAGCTTAGCCAAAAACGTTTGTCCGCGCTTTTCAATTTCTTTGCCGTTGCGGTCTGTAATCACGGAGTTATTGACAACGTGAATTTTTACAACTTGACCGTTGACTACTCTCGCATAATGTGCCATTAGACCGCTACCCTCACAATCACAATACCTGAGCCGCCTGAAGCTGTTGAGGAAGAACTGCCACCGAGCGCTGTAGCACCGTTACCTGTATTAGCTGCGCCGTTTAATGGGCCTCCAGCACCGTCACCTCCAGCGGCGTAGGTCACTGCTGAGCCGGTAATAGAGTTGGATGTTCCCGCCCCACCTGTCGTGCCTGACCCTGCCGCGGAGGACCCACCGCCACCGCCAACACTAGAACTGCCCCCAGTTGCCCCGTTGTTTCCAATCAGAATTGTTCCAAGACCCCCAGCGGCACTGTTAGCTGAGCCTCCCCCACCAGAAGCCCCCGGCCTTCCACGCGCTCCAGACCCTGAAGCCGAATCCCCACCGCTTCCACCACCGGGGACAACAAAAGTGTCTAACCTGCTACCCCCACCAATGTTGACATTGATCGAGGCGGCAGCACCAGCACCGACAATAACTGTAAGAGTTCCAGCGGCCAAATATGCGTTAGTCAGAGGCAAGTATCCGCCAGCGCCACCCCCAGCGTTCCAGCTAGACGATCCACCTGTAGCTCCACCACCACCAACAATCAAAAGGTCAGCCAATCCAGCCTCAGAGATCGTAATCGACCCATCGCCAGTGAACTCGTAAATATCGTAGGTCGTCCCACCAATCACAATCCCAGAAGTAATAGTAGGTGAGCCTGTTGTCGCAGACACAACGGCCGCGCCAAGTCCGCCAACTGCGTCTAGCCATGCTGCGCCGTCCCAGATTTTGGCTGTGGTGAGTTGATAGGTCATTTAGGGAGCCTCGATCCATACGTCACCGGCTTGTAGTGTATACGCGCCGGATGGGTCTACGCTGCCGACGTAAATTTTGTGGCCGGGGTCTCCGTCGGTGTTGATTGTTCCGATAGCGTCTGATACTGAGGCCATGCCGAGATTGAGGAGATCGCTGGCGAGTGCTTCGGAGTCGTCTTCTCCGTACTGCCAGAGTCCTTTGGTGTCTAATCCTCCGGGGCCGGTGGGCATTTTTGTTATCCTCCTAGTGCTGTGATGCGTGCGTCGAGCGCGTCGATTTGGGCTTGCACAGATGTGATGTCTGTGGCGGGTGCTGCGCCGAGATTTGCTCGAGCGTCCGCTGCGTTGGTGGCTCCGGTGCCACCCTTAGCGATAGCGATGACTGGCAGTCTGTCGGCGGCGAAGACTCCCGAGGTAATTTGGGATGCGGTGTGACTGCCTGAGGTGATGTGATTGGCTAGGTAGTCGCGGCTGCGATTGTATTCGTTATAGCCTTCTCGAACGTCGTCGGTGGGAAGCACTAGGTCAAAGCCGAGTGCTGAGGCTGCGTCTCCGATTGCCATTTTGATCTCCTAACTCAGAAAAGTGTCCCATGAGATTCCGACAGATACTTGATCCCACTCGAGGCCTGTCGTAATTGCTTTGACGCTGTCGGTAATGTCTTCTACCTGGTCGCCGTAGATTGCGGTTAGCTCTGCGACGCTGCCGTAACCCAAAGTGGTCCAATCTGCGAGCGTAAAGAATGACAGTCGGGCGTCGAGCCATGAGACGACGGGGTTCTCGGTCAGGTTGCGGCTAGTAATTTCCATTTCGGCGTCTGGCAGCCTAAAGGTTACCGAGACAACGAAGCCGGTCTGCGCGAAGCCTGTCGGGGGCTCGATGGTGACTGCTTGCCCGGGTGTGGCGTTATAGCGGGAAACTGCGTTCACGTCGATGACGCGGCCGCGGGATTGGATGCGGTCGAGCATGCCTTGGGCTTTGCCGGGTCCGGGGTAGACAGTGTCGTCGAGGCGTTCGACGTATGCAGCCCGTGGGACTGTCGCTCCGGCTACGTCGTAGGCGATGTGGTTTTCGCCGAGATCGTCGACCCACCGGTACTCGATGACGACTGCGTCATACCAGACGCTTGGGTCGTAGGTCATTGAGTCGGTGTGAGTGACCATGAGGTTGGTGGGGCTTACTCGGAGTTGCCCTGGCGTGGTGGACTGTCGTTCGGTCAGATACCAATTTCCCTGCTCGTCTGACCATAAGCGCAGACCTTCGGGGCTGAGGATCGTGTCGAGATAGTCCCATGCTCTGTGACCGGGCTGCCAGATCGTTGCTTCGGCTTCTGAGACTGTCCCGGTGGCCGGTGTGCCTGAGATTGTGTCTCCGTGACGGTCTAGGACAAGCTGAGCGATCGTGGCGATGTCTGTCGAGCTTGGGTCGTAGCTTGAGGCTGCCACGATGGTGTCGAATATGAGTTTAGATTCGTTCGAGGTCGCGCGGAGTTCCATTTCTTTGTCGACCTCGTTATAGGTGCGCTCTGTGATATAGAGATCGAAGTCTCGAGTTTGGCTGGCATAGTTGATCCGGTTCCATGAGCCGAATAACCGGTTAGTAATGGATGATGGGGAGACGCCTCCGAATGAGGTGATGACTGCGACGCTGCCGCCTCCTGTTTCGGTGAGGGTTCCGAGGTCCCAGATTGTGCCAAAGTCTTGCCGGATTTCGCCCGATAGTCGCAGCTCCCGGTCTGTGAGGTCGATTAGGTCCATGTCTAGGGCGTCTGGCAGCGCAGCGATGATCCGCATTTCGGCGTAGGGTGCCCGTGACTCGTCGAGGCTTAGCTGTGCCTCTTTGATTTTGAGTTCGATGTCGAGCGGTGTGATCGTTGCGGTTATTGAGTGCCGGTCTCTGATTGAGGTCACTAGATGACCTCCTGGTAGTCCATTTCGATTATCCAGTTACGGCGGCCGACGGGGTCGAGCCCCATTTTCATTACTCCGGTGCGGACAAAGCTCATGCCGATTTCGGGGTGGTCTGTGTCTGTTAGCTCCCATGTCCCGATCGCGCCGAGTGCTTCGTACGCGACCCACGCGTTTGTTTTTGACTCAAAAAATAAGTGAAGCGTACCGTAGCGCAGGCCGTCGAGTTCGAGGCTTACGTCTTGCTCTGCTTTGCCGATCACGTTGTGAAGCACGTTGCGGGATTCCCGCTCGGTGTTGTACTCGAGGACTAGGTCGGGTGTGATGCTGCTAATGGCGTCTGTGATGGTTGTCGTCATTGAATTGTCCTCGTTATTCTCACGTTTAGGTCGGGCACTCTGAGGCTTAGCAATTCCCGTTGGAAGCGGCTCAGTTGGTCGAAGGCTGGGGTCATGTCAAACTCCGGGGTTGCGTCGGTTTGGCTCATGATGTTTAGGCGGCGTTGACCTTCGTCGATAATGTCGTTATTTTCTGATAGCTCGACACCAACGTCGCGGTAGGTCCGGCGGATGTCTAAGGCTGTGTTGACTGCGTCTTGTTGAATTTCAGCTTGACGACGTATCGGGTCGAGTAGGTCTTCCTGTTCTCGACGGTAAGCACTGGCGGCACGCTGCTTTTCCTCGTCAAACGCGGTGATTTCGCCGAGGTTTGCGATTTGGTCGTCGTAGTACCCGTTGATTTGGTCCTCGACCTCTGCGCGTTTGTCACCGAGTCCCACTTGGGCTGCCACGAAGTCGGTCCAACTAATACCGAGGTTGTCGAGGTCTTGTTTGAATTTGTCGCGCTGCTCTTGATCACCGACTAGCGCTTCGAACGCTTCGATCTTTTGGTTTTCGGTGACCATATAGACACCGGCCTCGACCATTTGTTGCGCCATGTCCCAGGTCGCTTCGGCGACTTTGGCAGCTTCTTCTTTTTGTTTGTTTAGCTCAGCGCTGACGAGACCTAGTCCGGCTGCGGCTGCCAGTCCCGCTGCGGCTCCGGCTGGACCAAAGCCGGAGAACATTTCGGCGGCCGCGCCTTGGAAGCCGTCGACGATGGATTCTGCGGAGCCGTCAAAGGATGCTGCCACCTCCTTCGCGTTGGAGAAGCTGTCGTCCTTCATTTGGGTAGTAGCTTCGCCTACGTCGTCCGCAGCTTTGTCGTAGGAGCCTGAGATTTCTTTGCCGAGTTTCGATGCCTCTTGCTTGGTTTCCCGTGCGTAATCCGCGAAGGATTTTTCCATATCTTCAGCGGCACCCTCAGCGTCTTTAGCTAGATCGTCGAACGTGTCACCGACTGACTCGATGATCTCCTCGGCACCCTTCATGCCCTTTTTGAACTCGCTAGTGTCCGTGGTGAGGTCTAGTTTCACGCCTGCCATGGTTAGGTCCTGTTCTCTACTAGGTCGATAAAGGTTTTGACTGAGGTTTGTACCCAAAGGCTGAGGATTCTGGGGACAGTCTCACGGGCTGCCGGGTAGAAACTGTAGCCTTTGGGGTCGCGGCGGTCGAGCTGAGCTGTGGCGCTTTTGTTTCGCATGACGTATGGTTTGCCGAGCTTGGAAGTGCTGCGGATTGTGCGAAGCCGCTGCGGGTTTGCTCCGAACTCGAGCGCATACCATTGGGTCTTACCGTTGAGACCACCGGACAACGGCCTGCCGGTGGTCGCAGCGGTAAGCGTGACGCCTTTGTTACCGACTGACACCTTCGCTGTGTTGGCTAACACTTTGAAACGTGCTCGTTGGTTGCGGCCGCCGGACAGTGAGGTGGACTCCGCTATGGCGCTGCGCCACACCGGGAGGATCACCTTCTTTGACTGCGCGTTGACCGCTTTTCGTATCTCGGGCTCAGCTTCTTTGAGCGCGATGACTACTGCTTGGATCTCACGCGAAGCTAACGCGGAGACCTGCAACATTACGGCTCGACTAGCGTTGGCACGCCCTTGACGGGGAGGCTAACGGAAGTGGTCGCAAAGCTGCGAGTATCGCCACCGATCGAGCCTGCAACGATGTGAAGGTCCATCGTAAAGGATGGGCCGGAGCCGCTGCGGGGCTTGAGGATTGCGCCGGTGATCTCGGTGCCTTGGTTGTTCCAAAGAAAACGTGACAGTGACGATGCGGAGTCCCAGTCTTGGACGAAGGTCAGGTCGAGTGACCAATCGGTCGAGGACTCGGGAAAGTGAGCGTCCGGGGTGAGACCGTAGAAGGTCGTCGTCGATACGCTTGGGGTCAGGGTTGCGGTCGAGGCGGCTGCTTCGTAGTCGTCTCCGTCGAGGGTAAGCACCACGTCTTCGTAGTAGAGCGGTGCAGGGGTGATGGTTGCCATTTGCTAGTCTCCTAGTTCTGCGGTTGCTTGGGTTGTTATTTCGTAGCCCATATATCTGTCGAGGTGTACGACCTTGGTGGCCTCACTCCATGTCAGATTGGGGAGGGTGTTCACTGCGGTGAGGGCTTCGACGAGCAAGTCGTCGAGGTCGTCTTCGGCAGCCTTCGCGTCGGTGTGAGCGCTAAGTATCATGAGCGCTATTGTGACCGTAATTTTGGACAGTGGCGCGTATTCGGATGGTGTGAAGCTGCGGACGCTTACCAGCATGGTGGGGCGTGTGATCGCGTTTAGTGACCGCTCATCGTCGATGACGGTCCAAGTGTTTGGCAGCTCAGCGGTGAGGGCATCGACCGCTGCGGATCGCATGCTCATTAGCCGGTCACCGGGACGCCACGCCGAGGGCGTAGTAGCTGCTTGATTTGCCAATCGAGTGGGAATGGCCGGATGGTAAACGTGTCGGAGCCGATGTCGCCGTTGGTGGCGTCGACTAATGCACCGTTGTAGATGTTGCGGTCTTGCAAGATTTGGCCCATACGGTAATAACGTGGGACGGCAGCGCCGTCGGCCAGGGCTGGCGCGTAGTCGATGACCTGGGTCTTTGCGATCTGTAGCAGCTCGAACAATACGTCGTCGTCGATGGTGCGAGAGTCTATCCACTGCGATCGTGTGATCGCTAGGGTGGCCCACTCCTCGGCTGTGTCGTCTGCGACGATTTGCACTGGGTCGACCTGTGTTGCTGCCACTGTGACGTGGTGCTCGGTGTGGTCGATGATGCAAACGATCGTATAGATACCGACCTCGGTGAAGATTGAGGTCTCCGGGAAGGTTACCTCGATAACGTTGCCTTGCACTACTCCGGTGAGTGTCGTGATTTCGGTGCCGGATGGGTTGGTGGCCGTGACCTCGATCGTGTCATTACCGTGTAATTCTTGGGGCACTCCATTGAGTTCGGGGAGCACCGTCAAGACCTCGTGCGGCGTATCGCCGACGTAGTAGTAAGTCATGACGGTGCTCCCTTCGTTCGTTTGCTTATTCGGCGTTGTTGATGATGCGTGACAGACCGTTGGTGTCGTCGATGCGAGCAGCGACGTAACCGAACACCGCCTCGTCGACTCCACCCTTGGCGATGTCGAGAGCGTTCACGCGGATCGGTGATCCGGGCAGCTCGTGGACAGTGATTGCGTCACGGGCACCGACCAGCACGTCTCCGGCAGCCATTTCGGCGTGGGGGACGATACGGAAGGATTCCATTTCGCCGCCTTCGAGATTCAGGCTCATGCTGAGGAACTCGAGAGCGTTGTTGGTCTGGATGAGTGCCAGCTCCTCGTACACGTCGGGTGCGACGATTGCGAAGGTGGGGAGTGCGTCAGCGTTGGAGATGACGTTGAGCGATCCGCGTACCAGCTTGACGAGCGACTCGGCAATACCGGATGGGATGGTGCCGACCTCGGTTCCAGCGCCTACTGCGGTGAGTGCGGTGCTGAGGACGTAGTTGTCGGACTGCTTTGCGTAGCTGTCAACGGCGTAACGCATCATGGACTCGAGCACGTCGGTCTGACCGAAGTCGACAAACTCGCGCGCGATGTCCCATGCGCCCGCGAAGCGCTGCAAGGGAACAGTGTAGGACTCTGCAACGGGAGCGTTCGAGGGAACGTCTGCCTTGTTGCCGGTCCACTCTGCAACCTCGGGCTTCGTGGTAAAGCGCCAACCGATGACCGAGGTCGAGGTGAGTGCTTCGGATGCGAGGTTAGGGATGACCTTACGGGTGAAGCGACGGCCGTTCCACAACTCACCGACGTACTGAGGTACGACGGTCGAGGTGCCGACTGCGCCTTCTCCGGTGATTGCCACGTCCTCGAGGGCTGCCATGAGGCGGCGGTCTCCGGTCGTGCGAGCCTGCGCGATCATGCTAAACACGTCGTGCTTGCTCAGTTCGGACTTTTTGGGGGTTGCGGTCACCGAGGCTTTGAGGGTCTCGGGCACGCGGGCGTTCAGTGTTTCGTCCACTGGTGTTTCCTCCTGTGCTGGTTCAGGCTGCTCCTCGGCGGCCATTGGGGTTAGTTCGACGTGCTCGTCGATGGTGACAACGTCTCCGTCGACAACCTTGGTGCGGGTGATAATCCGCTTCCAAACGTTGCCGTCTTCGTCGGTGT